CCTCTGTGCAAAGAGCCTTGAGCGCTGCCAGCAGATCGGGCGCGGCGGCGATCAGCGTGGCGTCGGGCTCAGACAGGCCGAAGGTAACAACCTCCTCGTCGGGCGCGAGCACGTACCAATCGCCCTCGCTGTCTTCGCGGCTATCGGGGATGGCGGCCCACGGTCCTGGGGTGATGCTCATTGCTCCACCCCATCGGACAGGACTGCTGCCAGCTCTGCCTGCCGCTCGGCTTCGAGCAGCAGCAGCCGGAGCGCCAGGACGCGCTGATAATCGTAGGGCATGGCGAGGCCGTGATCGGCCTTTTCGATTTCGAACTGCAGCCGCCTGATGCGCTGCTGGTGTTCTGCCGGTGTCATCGCTGCGCCTCCACCACCAGATCGGCGTTGCTGATACCGATGATGAGGTCGTTGGCGTTGCGGTGATCGACCCACAGCACCGGTCCGAACCACTGCCAGCCTTCGCTCTCGACGTGCTCTTGGAACCAGTCGGCGGCGGCCTTGGTTTTGGGTAGGAAGCCGATCAGGCTCCCCTGGTCTAGGATAGCGACGTCACACACGATATGCTCTCCTGGGTTAGGCAAAATTGCCAATCACCCCACTTACAGGAAACCTGAACAGGTGTAAAGATGCCGGTTGCCAAGGGCCGCAAGGGCGTCAAGCAGGAGCTGCACAAGTTCAAGGCCGGAAAGCTCCACAGTGGCAGCAAATCCGGGCCGGTTGTGACCAACCGCAAGCAGGCGCTGGCGATTGCGTTATCGGAGGCTGGTCTTGCCAAGCCGCGCCGCAAGCACAAATCTTAGCGCACGCCCGGAGGGTGTCATGCGCTGCGACAGCTGTCATGCGCTGCGCTGGTATGGCCAGCCGCTGGAGCAGTTCAGCTGCGTGATTGATCAGCGCACGCGGGTGTATTTCCTGTGCGCCATCTGCAGCGAGGAACGCGCGCTTGCGCTCGACCAATATCTCCCCACGATGCACCGCCCGCATCACATAATGCAGTAACGCGAAACACCTGGATCACATGACACGAAACAGTGCCGCAGCCAAGCTGCTTGGTGAGCCGATCGAAGCCGGTGATATTACATCGCCGGAACATCGGCACCCTGGCGCAGAGAATTTGCTGCCGCCCTGGCAACCCGGAAAATCAGGTAATCCGCTGGGCCGCCCGAAAGGCGCGCGTAGCAAGCTCGCCGAATTAACATTGCAGCGCCTGCTCGCTGATTTCGATGTGCACGGCGTCGCTGCGATCGAAGAGGTCCGGCGCAAAAACCCCTCGCACTATCTCGCCGCGATCGTATCGCTGTTGCCGAAACAGCAAGAGAAGATCGAGAGCCCGTTCGCCGATCTCACTGATGACGAACTCGCGCAGCTGGAGCTGTGGCTCGCCGCATCACGCGCAAAGAACATCACGATCACAGCGGAACCAAACGCGCCGACAGACGCTAGTGCCACAAGCGATAATCAAGAGCGTAACGGAGTAACCGATGACACGCACTGAAGCCCAGGACATCATCACCAAGGCGATCGCAGCCGAAGGACCAATCGCAGGAACACTCTCCATCGACGCCTTCGCAGCTCGCGTCGCAACCGCTCTCGATGCACTCGGAATGCTGCAGTACGCCGATGTCGCTGACCGCGCTCCGATAGAGCCATCCGGCGCAAAGTCACCCGCACTCGACAACGAGCTGCCGTGGGCAACACAACGCCAACGAACATGACGCCATCTCACGAAGACGCGCGTGACCGCGCCCCCGACGCCTCGCACAATCACGACGCTCACGAACGCCTCATCCAGCGCGTCCTCCACTCACTCGGCCCCGCAGCAGACGGCGGCGCTCTCGCAACCAACATCAGCTTCGCACAGAGACTGGTCGCAGCACTCCTGGAGCTGCGCCTCGTCCACGCGCACGCAGCAGCAGAGCAAGACCAACCAAAGAAAGAAGATGTGCAGAGCAAGCTCGGCCCCAGAGAACCTCACCGGGGACGCTGACACAGATCAGGATCAGCTCGAAACTGACGACCTGCCCGCAGGGGGGACGACCAAAGAGCGAGTGTGCAATAATGCAAGCGACTGCTTGCAGGCCAGAGCTCTTGAGGTAGGGGGCTACCTCATCCTCACATCTGCGAATGGGTTAATCGCAGCATCACGTTGATATCACTGCACTATCAGCCTGCATGTGCCGCATCTGTGCCCTGCCCCCACCCCAGGGGTAGGCAGCACCACAACCAGAGATGGGAAAGCATGCTTCCCTGCCACCGCAGGGTGGGGGTACGGGGGTCGAACCCGATCCCAGGGGCCACCGTGGCTGGGGCAGTACCCATCCCGTGAGTGCCGCCATGTGGGTCCGTTTTTTGGGCGGCGGCGTTCTGGGAACTGCTACCGTCTGTAGCGGAGGGATGTTTCAGGGAGGTTTGTGGGGATGCCGGGGCCACACACTGGGTGCCTCTTAGCGGCGTCCTCGCGCGTATCAATTTTTACAGAAAAAGCAAGTATTGGGGCTTTTCAGCAACTTGGAGGGCGGTTGCATGGGAAATCTTGTCACATTTCCGACGCGGCTGACGCTGCGTTGCCGGGGCTGTGAGCGGGTGGCGACGATCCGAGCGGTGCTGCCGAAGGTCAAGAATGCTGACGGATTTGTGCTGCCGCCGAAGTTCCGGTGTAAGGTTTGTCACAGTACGGATGTGGTGGTGAAGCAGCGCGGGGCGGCGTGGCATTACCGCCCGACGCCACAGGACCGGAGGCGGGGGTGATGCCCGAGCGGATTGATCAGGAGCGTGCTGACCTGATGTCGCGGCGTGCGCAGGACCGGGCGTTCTGCCGTGCGCTGATCCGCGAGATGATGCTCGGCAGCGAGCGGGTGACGCAGTATCCCGAGCAGCAAGCAACGGCACCGGGTACCGGGGGACAGGGAGCCGGTGCCGCCGTCGTTACCAATCAGCGCGGCTGATTGGGCTGCGGGTTGGGATTTGGCTTCGGCTTGTTGTCGTCGTCCTGTGGCTTGTTGGGATCGTTGCCCATTGGGGGTGTCCTTGGGTTGCCTCCTCTAGCGTGGGGCAACGCCGCGCCGAGCTGAAGGTTGCGCGCTGACTGTTTACGGGTTGCTAGGGTTTGGTGGCGCGCTCGCACGAGTTGGGTTGCTTGGTGACGTTGGCACGCTGCGGGTCACTGGGTTACTCAAACACGAATGGCACGCTGCGTTCACACGGGTTGCTCAAAGTAGATGGCACGTTTTGCTGCAGTGGATTGCTTAAAGGACCCTGGCACGCTCATGATCGATGGGTTGCTGTGAGAGCACGGCACGCTGATTGTTATCGGGCTGCTAAGTAATGGTGGCACGCTTGGATGACCGGGGTTGCTCACTGCATCCGGCTCGCTATACCGAAGTGGGTTCCTGTTCAGGGGCGGCACGCTGTTCCCATTTGGGTTGCTGAAGTCGGCTGGCACGCTGGCGTTCCACGGGTTGCTTTACCGTGATGGCACGCTGATGCGATTTGGATTGCTTTGCGCTTTCGGCACGCTCCTGGTGTCCGGGTTGCTGAAGGGCTTAGGCACGCTTCCGGCCTGTGGGTTGCTACGTTCGACCGGCACGCTGTCTTGCATCGGATTACTCCACGTTTTCGGCACGCTGTATCGTACTGGGTTGCTATCCTGACGTGGCTCGCTACGCCTGTCACGGGTTGCTTGGCTGCTTCGGCACGCTTTAACGTATTGGGTGGCTACAACGTAATGGCACGCTGCTGTAATTTGGATTGCTAGCCTAGTCTGGCACGCTGTTTGATCCTGGGTTGCTATCCATTTTGGGCACGCTGTCATGAGCCGGGTTACTAACGCTCTCGGGCACGCTTGACGCGGGTGGGTTGCTCTTCGCCACTGGCACGCTTGCTGACTACGGGTTACTATTCTCGTGCAGCACTACTCACGCAGCATGCGGGCGGTTGCCAAGCTTCTCCACCGCATACGGCACAGTGACCGGCAAGCCCTCAAGCTCACGCCACTTCGCCCACAGCTCCTGCAGAAACTGCTTCACCATATAACGAGTGCTCGCCGTGTGAATGCGCCCAGGCGTCCAGTACTGCTTCAGATCCACCTCGCCCGCCTTGTGCAGCTTCTTCCACTCGCTGACCGTCACCTTGGTCCGCGCCGGATCAGACACGATCCGGTGCTTGTAGTCATCATACGCAACACGCCACTCCGAGCCGCTGCGCAGGAATGACGGACCTAACACGCCCATCAGCTTGGTCTTCAAAAACGGATTGTACGTCACGCCAAGGCGCGTCTTGGTGTCGCCATTGCGATCAAGATACTCACGCTCGACAAGATGCTCCTCGCGGCGCGATCGCCCGCTGCCACCGGAAACGTCCAGTCCAGCATACTTCCAGAACGACGACACATGCCGCGCACGGCGCGGATCAAGATACGCAATAATCACCCCCGCCATCGCCGGACCAATGCCGGTGACGCCGGAAAGATACTCGCTGTAGATCGGGATCGCTTCCAGTGTGCCGGTTAAGTCGCGGAACTGCTTGGCCTCCTGCGTCTCCAGCGCAAGATAGCTGCCAACCAGCGCGAACTCGGCAGCACTGCCGATGATCGCACTGCCGGTGAAGTCCAGCTTCGCCATGTTGATGCGACCCTTCTCCGACGTGATGCCGTCCGAAAGGCGGCGATACTCTGCCTTGATCAACACGATCGCCCGCGTCTTCTTCTCCTCGGCAGCGTCGTCGTCCTCGTCGTCCACCGGCCCGAGCCGCGCACGAAAGTTCGCACACAAACGCAATCCACTCTGCATCCGCAGCTGCTGCAGATCGTAAGCCCCGCGCACCATCGCACGCAGAACCAGTATCAAGGCTTCGTCAGCCATCTTGCCCTCCTCTGGGTTACATTAGCGTAGCGGCATCTGACACGACGCCAGCACGATCAGCACAACAATGATGACGGCGAGCTTCACGGCTCTTGTCCCCGCGCAGGCGGGGATGGCCCGCAGCCGCTCGACAATGTCACTCATTGAGCCTCCCAGTTGCACGGGGCCGCATCATGCGGGGGTGAAGGAACAGATGATGCTGTCGTTGGCCCCGTGCAAATCAAAGCCTACAGGAAACCTGAATGGCACGTAAAGCCAAAACTGCACCCAAAAAGCCGGAGCCGCCGCCCGCGCCGCTGCTCTCCCCAGAGGAGCTGCGCGCCAACGCCATCAAAGACCTGATGCTCAAGCGCGTCGCGCGCGAGAAAGAACGCCGCGTATCGCTCAATCGGCTCAATGCCTACGCCCCCTACGCCAAGCAAAGGGAGTTCCACGACGGCGGCGCGCTCTATCGCGAGCGCGGCATGATGGCAGGCAACCAGCTCGGCAAAACGACGGCAGGAGCTGCAGAAGCCGCCATGCACCTGACCGGGCGCTACCCCGATTGGTGGCGCGGCAGAGTGTTCGATCACCCCGTGCGCGCAACCGCAGGCTCGGAAAGCGCGGAGCTAACGCGCGACGGCGTGCAACGGTTGATCGTCGGTAACCCGCGCGACGAAAGCGCCTGGGGAACCGGCATGCTGCCGAAGGAATGCCTGATCAACTGGACCCGGCGCAACGGCGTGTCCGACGCGCTCGACGGCATCCTCGTGCGATGGGGCGGCGACGGCGACGTGCAGGCGCAACACAGCGCGCTCAACTTCAAAAGCTTCGACCAGGGCCGAGGCAAGTGGCAGGCAGATACATTGGATTTCGTCTGGCTCGACGAAGAACCACCGCTCGATATCTACAGCGAAGCACTGACGCGAGTGGCGAGCACCAGTGGCATGGTGTTCTCGACGTTTACGCCATTGTTGGGGATGAGTGAGGTCTGCCGCCGCTTTTTGCTCGAGCCCAGCCCCGACCGCAACCTCGTCACCATGACGATCGACGACGCCCCTCACTACTCACCCGAGCAGCGCGCGAAAATCATCGCCGGTTATCCCGCGCACGAACGCGAGGCACGCGCAAAAGGTATCCCGGCGCTCGGATCGGGCCGCATCTTCCCAATCTCGGAAGAGGACATCAGCATCCCGGCGCGCATCTTCCCGCGCGAGTTCGCACGCATACGCGGCCTGGACTTCGGATGGGATCACCCGTTCGCCTGCGTCGAGCTGGTGCACGATCGCGACGAGGACGTGCTCTATGTCACCAAGTGCCACAAGCAAAGACAATCAACGCCGATCATCCATGCCGCAACTATTCGCGCATGGGGGAATGAATGGGTACCTATCGCGTGGCCCCACGACGGTCTTGTCTCCGACAAGGGGAGCGGCATGGAGCTGGCTACGCAGTATCGCGCGCAGCATCTCAACATGCTCCCCGAAAGGGCGACTTTCCTCGATGGCGGCTCCGGCGTCGAAGCCGGATTGATGGAAATGCTCGGTCGCATGCAGACCGGGCGGTTGAAAGTCTTCGCGCACTGCAACGAATGGTTCGAGGAGTTCCGGCTCTATCACCGCAAGGAAGGCAAGGTCGTCAAGGAGTTCGATGACCTGATGGCGGCGACGAGATACGCGATAATGATGCTCCGCTACGCGACGACAGAGGCGATCAAGCGACCGCGCGCTCGTCCTGCAGGCAGCTGGCAGGCGGCATAGGAGGCGACCATGACATTGGGCCTTTGCTTCTGGATCTTGATGCTGATCTGGCTGGTGTTCAATCTGACTTGGCACTACGGCGTGATTGGCAGCTATGGACCTGTCGGCAGCGCGCTGCTGCTGTTCGTGTTGTTCCTGTTGCTCGGATGGCAGGTCTTCGGGCCGCCACTGCACCGATGAGCAACCTGCCACGCGACACATATCACCAGCATCTCTATCCGCGCCTGCGCGGCTACAGCGTCGGCGAGGATGGGGAAACAACCATCCATCTCTCGCTCGGCTTGCCCTGCTGCGGGCTCGACCTCCTCGTAGAAGCACCCCCGCATATGACAGCGCTGGAGCTATGTCAGATCGCGGGCGAGTTCCTGGCGATGCGGCAGCGGGTGCGCGAGCTGCCCGCGTTCAACGCCTGTGCTCTGCCCAATGCGCGCACAAACGGCTGAAGCAGAAAATGGACCGGCAAACCAAGCTCGCTTTCAGCGTGCTCGGCGCGCTGATCCTGTTCATCGTCACGCTGTGGCTCTACGGCACGTTTAGCGGTTGGTACGAATGAACACGCTCCGCAATCTCGGTGCAGCGCCAGGACCGACGCTCGCCAGCACCGGACAACGCTATCGTGAGCTGCCCGCAGCGACGTTCGATGAACGCTTCGGCCCCTACAACGTCGGCCCGCGCAGCGACGAGGACATCCTGCGCATGTTCATCGAGCAGGAGCAGCTGCAGCGCCGCGACCCTAACGTCATCAGGCCGGGGACGCCGTCCTGGCCCTTTGGCTACACGCAGACATAGCGCATGCCTGTCCCCAGCTGGCTCTACGGTAACACGCTCGGCAACATCGGTGCAGCTGCAGGCACCTTCCCCGCGCCGCCGGTCTTCCGCACGCTCGGCGACATCGGCAACCGCGGTGAACCCACCGCACCCTATATCGGTGCTCTCGGCCCGCGCAGCGTCACCGGGCCAGGGCGTGGCTCGCCAGGAGGCCCCCCCATCCAGGCGCGCGACGCCCCCTCCCTCATGCTAACCCGCGAGCGGCTGCAACGCGCCCTGGATGACAATCCGGGGCTGCAGGCCACGCTGGCCCGCAATCGCTCCGCAGAGATCGGACCACAGGCCTCGGCTGAAAAGAGAGCTTGGTACGATGCCCTGGTCCTCGATCGTGCCGCCGCTCGCGGGGAGCCGCTCGACTACACGCTCACCAACCGGGCGTACTTCCCGGCGACCACCACCGGCTATCGCGGCGCAGTCGGCAACTACGCCACCGATCCGGCCCTGTTCGCGGGTGCCAACCTGGCCAACTTCGCCACCGGCAACGCATCCCGAGATCCCATCACCGGGCGTCAGGTGGGCTTCGGCGGCGGCCCGCAGACCACATCGATCGGCGAAGGCAGCAACCCGGAGCGCGGCGGCATCGAACGCCAAGACCTCCCCTACGCCCGCGCTGTCGGCTACACCGGCCCCGACACCACGCCGATCGGCGTCGCTGGGCCGCTCGGCATGAACGCCACCGACCTGACATCCGGTGGCTGGAACACCACCGTCGCTGCACCGGCCCCAGGAGCCCCTGCGGAGGCCGTGGGCTACACCCGCCCCGAGCTGGCGGCCCGAGGTGGCACCACCGATCCCGCCGAGCTGGTGCGCAAGGATGACGGTCTGGCGAGCGCGCTGGGACGGTTCTTCGCCAACCTCGACTTTAAGCCCGCAACACCGGCCAAGGCCGCGCCGCTCGGCTTCGGCACCGCACCGCAGTTCCGGTTCTCGCCGGTAGGTCAGAGGCGCTGATGCCTAACATCACACTGGACAGTCTGGGCAGCGCCGCCGAGGTCGCACGCAAAAACCGCGAACGTGGCAGCAATCCGCTTGCCAACATTCTGGAAGCACTCGGCAGCTATCCTGGGCTGGTGTCCGCAGCTCAATCCTTCGGCGTTCCCGCCCAGGCCATCCGAGGCATGGATCAGGGCATGCAGCCTCTATTCGAGGAAGCCGGAAAGCTCCAGCACTACGGCGAACCCTACTTCAATGCGGGACCATCGACGCAGGCTGCGCTTGGCGCAACCGTTGCACCAATGGTGGGACCGGCAGAGACATTGGCAACACTCGGCTCCGGCGCAATACGCCGAGCCAGACCGGGGATTGGACATAACAACCCGCCGGTTGATGCACCGTTCCCACAGTTCGCCGAGCAGTATCCCGCAATGGGTCCAGGCACTTGGGTGGAGCAAACCGATCCAAAGAAGCTCGCAAAAGGTGACATCGGATATACCGAGAAGACGCTGACGCCCGAGGCAAAGCAGTTTGCCAAGGCGCGCGAGAAAATAATGAAGGACATGAATGAGAAGGGCTACACGCCTTACTTCGATCCAGCAAAGCGCACCTACGTTGATCCCGCGAATTATCCTGCGGCTAATGTCGACACGTCGACGCTCGGACCATCAAAGCTCGACACCGTTGTCGAATACATGAAGACGATCGGCTCGCCCGAAACCAGCAAGGCGCTAGAGGCGGCTTACAAGCGCGGCGGCGAGCTGGGCAACGCCGATCACTGGTATGCGATGGGCCAACTGGAAGCAGAGTACATCAAAGAGCTGGGACCGCAGGCGGGCCGCAAAGCATTCTTGGATGAGTTTGCCGTGCCGATGGCAGCAACGACATCGGGCAACAATCCATCCCAGAATTTCCTAATGGGTCAATATCTGGAACACCTGCGCAAGACCGACCAACCAATGCCGTTTGGCGGCTACCAGCTCCCGGTCACGGTGGGTGGTCGTCGCGTGGCAAGTAATCTGGAAACGTATGAGCCGATGCGTGCAGGCGGCGGCTACACCTATCTCGGCAAGGATCAGCCGAAGATGCACAACTTCGTACGCTCGTTTCTCGGCGATCTAAGTCACCCCGTAATGGACGAGCAGATGGCGGGCGGCATGCTCGCGCACGCCACCGATCCGAAGTTCGCTGATCGCGCGCGCAAGGGTGCATTCGGATTGCTGGAAGCGCCGGTCACCGCATTGGCGAAGCGTTTGGGCATCCAGCCAGGGAATGTTCAGGACGTGGCCTGGGCGGGCTTCAAGAACGAAGCAGGCGGCCCAATGATCAAGGTGATCAACGACGTGATAGAGCGGACCCACCGGCTGACCGGCATGCCGCGCGAGGAGATCGTGCGACGCGGATTGGTGCGTAAGGAAATCCCGGTTTATTCGGGAGCCGCTCCGGTGCCGACGTTGTCCAACCTGGGCGACAACAATCAGTGATCAGGGCGGCGTAGCGTCCCATCCGTAGGGATCGTGCTGTTCCCAGATGCCGCCCGCCTCTTCGTACTTGTAACGCAGACCGTTCAGCACGCGATCGAGCATAGCGATCTCGCTATCGCTTGCGTCTTTCTTGCGCGCGACCAGGGCGACGATAACTGCTTCGAGCTGCTCTTCGGTCATGCCGCGATTGTACCATACAGGAAACCTGAACCGCAAGGGAGCCACCAATGGCCGACGAGCCCGAACGACACCGCACCTCCGCGCCTGTCCCGTTGCCGACCGACGAGCAGTTCACGCCAGGACGCGAACCCGACCACGAGGCTCATCCGCCCGAGGATGAGTTCTGGGAAAACATCATGTTCGAGGAAAACAGCTACAAGCTCGAACACTACCGCGCCTCGGCGCAGCAGATGGCGAACGACTGGGGTTGCAGCGTGCTGCTGCACTTCTACGCGCTGCCATCCTATCAGCGCACCAACGGCGTGATGATGGCGGCGTTCATCCCCGCCGACGAAGGCAAGGCCAAAGCGCCGACGCCACCCGCGCGCTCCGCGCCGTCGCCCACCACCCAGTCCAAGAACAACGCCAAGCGGTGATAGATGGCCTATCGTAGACGCAGGAAACGGGCGCGCAAAGAAGCCGCGTCCGAAGCCGCCGAGAACCAAAGTGCGTCGGCAAAAACTGCGGACGAACCGGAAGAGCTGACGCAGGACGATCGCGTTCCCGCCGGTCAACAAGACTTGCCGCCGGAAGGAGCCGACGCCGAAGACCTCGACGCCGTCCACGACGAGGCGTGCGAACGCTACGAGCAGGCCTGGGAGAAGGATCGGCAGAACCAGCGCGACGCCTACGACGATCTGCGGTTTCTCAGCGAGGAAGATGCGCAGTGGGACGGCGCTGCGCTGGCGGAACGCAAGGAAAGCAACCGCCCGGTTCTCACCGTCAACAAAGTCCCGCAGTTCATCCGGCAAGTCACGGGCGACATCCGCCAACTGCGCCCGAGCATCCACGTCGTGCCGATCGACGAGAAGGCCGACGAAATGGTCAGCACCGACGTGCTGCCCGAAATGGTGCGCTATATCGAGCGCAGGAGTGATGCGAAGGCGTCCTACTTCTCTGCCGCCGATCAGATGGTCGCCGCAGGCATCGGCCACTGCCGGGTGTTCACCGAATACG